TGGATTTATGAAGGTTGTTATTTTTCCAATATTGATTGGGAAAATGGTGATTATTCTGTAAGTGAACCAATGAGAATTAATACAACAGTTCGATATGATCAGGCAAGACAGATTATTAAGGGAATTGTTGTAAACGCTACGGGCGGCGCGGGAAGCTAACTTTCTCTAGTGAAATAGTTCGAAAAATGAAGGGGGGTATTATGCCCCCCTTCATTTTTCATAAATAGTTGTAAAGGTTAGACTCCCTCATGGCATTGAATGCAAATATAGCGAATAATATCTTAACGCAGGCTGGTGGAGTCGGGGCGAGTTTGGGTAGCAGCGCAATTACTCAGGCTGCAAATAGAGCACTTTTTTCAAAATTGGGTCCAGTTGGTACGTTTTTAGGTGGACAAACAGCAAGCCTTATTAAGAATTTTTTGTTTACGGTGCAACAAGCAACGCATGTATATGACCCAATGTGGCGGTTGACGCAGTCTAATTTGCGTGACGGCAATATGGCAACGAGTTCTTTTGATACTCAAACGGCGGATGATTTTGCTGGAGCGGATCATCCGAAATATAAATTCAATTATGTAATTTCGTTTAATTATAGGGATACAATAAAGAAAGCGTTACCTGATCGCGCGTCATTTGGCGCGGATGAAACACAAACCACCAATCAGGATAAAATGCGATCAGTTTCATTTGGGATTAAGCAAGCATCTCGACCAAATCCTTCTGTAGTCTATCAAGATATTAATATTTACAATTATAGAACTAAAGTTGCTACAAAGGTTGATTATGGCACAATAACTTTAGTATTTTATGACGATGTGAACAATCGAGCACATGACATTTTTTCAACATATTTGCGAACTATTAGTCCGATAGCCAACGTGTCCAATACATTGTATGCAAACATGTATGACACGATTGCGCAGGGTGAAGTGCAGGATTCGGCATTTCCTGATGTATCTAGTTTGGGTGTGTTGAATAATGCGGAATCGCTTGGACCAATCCAGTCAATTACGTTAACGCAAATGCTGCCGTTCCGGTCGGATGGTGTTAGTGCATCTGAATCCTCGGTCCAATATATTTACATGAATCCAAAAATTACAAATATGAATTTGGATGACGTTGATGCTACGGTTAGTGATGTATCAACTGTTGCTATGACATTTGTATATGATTCTGTATACGTCAATAAATTACACAGTGATCTGACTACGGTTACGGTGGGTGGGGTGAATTCTACGGCATTGAGTCCTTTGGATAAATTTGTAAAGGGAATAAGTACTGTGTTGAGTCCGATAACAAACAATCCTCTTATCAAGTCTTTGTCGAGTTCAAATTCTCAATTTAGTTTAATAACTGGAGTTCGCAGCTTTCTCCACTTTTAGTCATGACACAAATCCCGCACAACTTACCGGCGGGTATAAACAAGGTTTTTTTAAACCACGATATCCAAAAAAATATCTCGGAAATCCCAACCAAATCGTTTATCGATCTTCTTGGGAGTTATATGCATATAAGTTTTTGGATGGTAATACGAATATAATACAGTGGGGTTCGGAGCCTATAGCGATTCATTATTGTAAGCCAGTTTCAGTTTTTGAGGATGCGCGGGGTTGGCGACCGGCACGATATTTTCCAGATTTGTATGTGGTGTATAGAAATCGGAAAGGAAATATTATTAGGGAATTAATTGAGATTAAGCCATTAAAACAAACTAAACCATCTAAGTCTAACAAGGAAAGTGTTCGATTGCAGGAGAATTACGTTCTGAAAGTTAATAAGGCTAAATGGGCAGCCGCACAGGCGTATTGTAACAAGCGTAATATAAATTTTTGTCTCGCTACCGAAAAGGATTTGTTCAGGACGCTACCGAAAAGGATTTGTTCAGGACGTTAATAAGAAAAATTATAATTAAAATCCTAAAATGGATAATAAATACATATACTAAATTATAAAGGTTCTATGATGACGAAACGTGTCGTAAAAGAAGATGCTGCTGGCGGTTCAGTAGGAGCTGGCGCAATCGCTGTTGCGCCCACAAGAATGGGCGGCGGGATGCGAAAGCGTCAATCGTTGAAGCAATATCTGTCTGGGTATTATTCGAATATAAAAAACAAATTACAGCTTAAAGTTGTCGAAATGTCTCCTATAAAAGAATTTTATGATATTAGCAATGTTGTTTCTAAACTAAAAGGCCTGGAACGTGCTAATTCGAAAAAACAAGACAATGTTGTATATGGCGTTGAAGACAATGAGGGTAATGTAATGAAGATTACCGTCAAAAAGGAGCAAGCTAAGGACTTTGAATACCGATTAGCCAGAGATATGGCGGATGCGAAAGAAGATAATTTATCCGGTAAAGAAAAGACCTCCATGGCGGAATTGCTTTATGATTTAAAGGATGAATTTGATATTATTGATGTTGATTTCCCGAGAATTCCCAAAGATGTGATTTATAATGCTGACAAGGCAACAAAGGGTCCTGATACGGCAGAGGTGCCCGAAGATGATAATATTTCTGATATGGAAGATCAGAATATGGACGATGCGGGTATGGATATGGACCAGAATCAGAATGGTGATTTGGGTGGCGATCTGGATAATAATATGTCGCCGGATGCCGCTGATGGGGGTGATTTAGGCGATGTGAACGGGGATGAGAATGATGAGGATGAGACGGGGGATGAGGATCAACCAGAGCCTGATGATGAGTCGGTAGAGGACTTCCAAGATGAACCACAGTCGGCTTCTCCCGAATCTATATTGCAGTCCGTTATGGATATGCTGAAGGCTGACGCGGAAGCGAAAAAAGCACAGGCTGACGCGGCTGCAGAAGAATCTAGGGCGAAACAGGCGGAATATTCATATCGCTTATCACAGGCCACAGTAGCTCACGAAGAAGAAATCGCTCGTATGGAAATGGATATGGACGAGCAAAAGAAGAAAGAAAAAGAAGCTAAGAAGATGGCAAATTTAGCGCGTTATCGCGCACAGAAGACTTCTGCGCCGATGAGTGAATCCTTCTTAACGCAAGTTATTATGGAAATTGATGATTTTGATACCAGTCAAAGTGTCAGAAAATCGATGGATGCATTACGAAAACAATATGCACCAGACCCGACCGATACACCGGAAATGGTTCGTTACAAACGAAATATGTTGCAACAAGGGATGAAAGAGTTAACTGATAAATTAACGCAGGTAAGAACTCGTGATCAATTTCTAGCAAGCCAAAAACGTAAGCTTAGAATAGACCAAGCTAGCGCAAAAAATCAGGAGATTTTAGATCTGAAAACAAGGCAAAATATTTAAGGTGTTATGATGTCGGACGAAAATTGTAAATGTAAGAGTTGTAAATGTGATCAAATTAAGACGACTGTAAACGAGTCATCACCGAAATCTTTTATGGAAGCAAAATTGTTGACATTAATGGAAGCACCAAAAATAGATTGTAAAGTTATTGAGTCTGAGAGCATCATTTATGTCGATCTTGTTGATGTCATTAAAGGATCTTGTGGGACTGGACGACTTCAATTGTTGGATCGGGAAATTTTGGTGAATGTATGCGAATCAGAAAATGTCGTTCATGTTAATCTAGATCTAGAAGTTAATGGTAAAAAGTTATCCAATATCCCGTTTATTGTTAAATTAAATGAAGGTAGTGGTAAGACACATATTGAGTTAAACGACAAAATATTGACGTTTTTATGACAGATAAATCTCCATTTTATGTAATAGACGATTTTCTTTCTCCACTGTTGTGCGAGGATATAATTCAACGGTTAAATCATACTTATCCGGATTGTGACGAAAATAACGTTCCATTAAAAACCGTCAAACTTAATAAGCTAACCGAGCTGCGAGTAGAACCACTGTTGGAAGCCTATATTCCTACTCTTGAACAATATTATTCGTTTGAAACTTTAGGTATTTTGCCGTTTAAGTTTGAATGGTTCGTAGAGGGATTTAGTGTAGAGCCCGCTAGATGCGAGAGCTTTTCCTATGATAATGCGAAGAGAAAATGGGTCCGTATATCAGATGTGGGACTTACTGGAGTGGTGTTTCTCAATGAATTTAATAATGCAGCACCCTTTGACGACGCATATGAAGTTTACGGCGGTAAACTGGAGTTTGTGACTCATAATTTTGGGTTTAACCCGAAACGTGGGACAGTGGTGTTTTATCCAGAAGCACCAAATTTTGTCAATACCACATCACAAATAGAATTCGGTGAGTTAACTCAAATTAGAATTCACATTGTACCTATGGTACTTTATAATTATAATATTAATAATTTTCCTGGAAATTATAAGACATGGTTCAAATAGGTCTAGATTATTATTGTTTTGTTGATATAGTATTGCACTCTTTTTAGAGGAATAACTATGCAGATTGAGACTGACAATTTCATCCTACCAACCGACCCAGAACAACGGCGGAAAATTCGGGAAAATGTAAAAGAAGCATCAGATGTCATGACAATGATTGTCGCACAGCGGGATACTTTGAAGAATATCAAAGATAGGGCTGTTAAGGAATTAGGGGTGCCCAAAAAACTTCTAAATAAGATGATAAAAGCGTTTCATAAACAGGATTTTCCTACCATTTCACAGGAAAACGAAATGTTTGAACTATTCTATGAAAATATTATAGGTGATACTAAGTCGGAATGACGTAATTATTATATGACTTATATCAGCGCTCAAGTCACGGAAAATCGTCAAAACGTAATTGTTTGGGAACGAGATGCGAACGGTAATCGAGATTACCGTATGTTCCGTGCACCTTACTATTTCTATGTAAAAAACACGGATGGTGCATATCAGGATATTTATGGGAATAAACTTGAGCGGGTTGATTGTTCCACATCTAGAGAGATGTGGGAGTTACGGCAAGCACTGAACAGCCAGGGAATTAGACTATATGAATCAGATATTGGTCCGGAATATAAAATATTATCTGAACATTACTTTAATAAACCAACTGGTAAGTTAAATACAACGTTTTATGATATCGAGGTAGATTACGATAAAAATAAAGGATTTTCCAAGGTAGAAGATCCTTATGCTCCAATATCATCGATAGCATTATATCATGAATATAATAAAACGTTTGTTACGTATGTAGTGCCGCCGTCAGATGAATATAGCGATGTGCCGAAAGATATATCGGAGATTGCTGAAGTTGTGCTTTGTAAAAACGAAGCACAACTTCTTCGATATTTTTTGGCTGAAATAGAAAACACGGATATCTTGAGCGGTTGGTTTTCGGATTTTTTTGATGCTCCTTATATTTATCAGCGATTGTTGCGTGTATTGGGGCAGGAAGCGGCTAATCGCCTATCGTTTAGTGATGCAAGACCTCCGAAGATGAAGGAGGTTGAACGGTTTAAACGTAAACAACTAACAGTCGAATTCTTTGGAAGAATTTCGCTCGATTTTATGGAGGTCTTTAAGAAGTTACATCAAGAGCCAATGCCAGGATACTCCTTAGAGGTAATCTCAGAAGAGATCCTCCCTCATATTAAGAAAATGGAGTATGAAGGATCGTTACATGACCTATACAGAAATGATTTCTGGAAGTTTGTTAGATATAATATTCGTGATACAGAAATTCTGAAGGGGTTAGAAGAGAAGTTAAAATATATACAATTTTCCGTTAATTTTAGCCATGCTGCTACCGGTTTAGTTAACAATATTTTAGGTACTATTAAATTAACTGAACTCGCAATTATCAATTATTGCCATTATGATTTAGACCGAATTGTTCCAGATTCTGATAAGAATGCCCAAGATAATGGAAAATATATGGGTGCATTCGTACTGGAACCACAGGTGGGAATGCCAGATTGGATTAGCGCGATTGATATTAAATCGCTGTATCCATCTACGATGCGTTCACTTAATATTAGCCCAGAATCAGTGGTCGGCCAATTCGTTGAAAACAATAGGGCGTATGAGGCATTTCGTGATGATATGAATAAAGAGTTAGTTTTTTATTACGAAAATGGAGTATCCGAAAGTCATAATGTTTCAGAATGGAAAGAAATCTTCATAGAGAAGCAGTGGTGTATCAGTGGATTCGGTACTGTATTTTCATTGAAGGTAGATGGTGTTATTACTTCCATTCTTACTGAATGGTTCAATAAGAGAATTGAATATCAGAAGAAGATTGGTCAATTACGAGGCCAACTCAAGACGCTAGATAGTAATTCATCGGAATCTTCAAATTTAGAAGAGGAAATTGACTATTTTGATAAGATGCAATACATCTTAAAGATCAGACTTAATAGTATCTATGGATGTATGGGTAATCCTCATTTTAAATTTTATGACGTTAGAATGGCTGAATCTGTAACTCGGTCGGGTCGGGAAGTATTGATGCATATGGTCAGACAATCCGCTGAGATATTAGATGGAGAATATGCGTGGCCGTCCGAATCTTGTTTGTACTCGGATACAGATTCACTTTATTTTCGTACTCATACAGATAATGAACCTGATGCGTTAACAGTCGCTAAGGGATTGGCGAAACGAGTTAATGCTAGTTTTAGTCCGTTTATGATGCGGAATTTTTTATGTGATGTACCACATAGTACGCTAATAACGGCGGAACAGGAAATTGTGGCCAAACGAGCGATATTCATTGCTAAAAAGATGTATATTATGAAGTTGGCCAATAAGGATGGAAAATCAGTCGATAAAATTAAGATTGTAGGACACAAAATTAAAAAGACGGTATTACCTAAAAAAGTAAAACAACGGCTAATACCCTATATCGAAATGATCATGAATGGGTTGGAATGGACGGAGATTGGAAAAGCATTAGTCGAATATCGTGAGGAATTAAAGAACTCATCAAATCTATTTGAAATTGGTTTGCCACAAGGCGTCAAGCAAGTAGAGATGTATACTGATAACTATAATAGTGACAATCGTACTCGATTGCCTGGAGCAAATGCGGCGAGTATTTTCTATAATCAGTGTTTGGAACAATATAAGGATATGGGAAATCCTAGAATAACTTCTGGTATGAAAATACGTATTTTTTATCTTAAAAAGACATTCGGACGATTTAAGAGTATTGCCTTACCGGCCGATAGCAGAGAGTTACCGGAATGGTTTCAGCAGGATTTTTGCCATTTAGTTGATCGGGAAGCACAGGTGGAGAGATTGGTCGATCAAACAATGAAAACCATTCTAACTGCTATTGGAAAGCGAATGCCTACAAAAAAATCATTGTTAGTGGACGAGATGGTAGAATATTAAAGGTTAATTATGCAGTTATCAAAAGAAACAATACAATATTTAAAATGTGTTATTAAAGTAGCCAAAATTTTACGGATAGAGAATTTAGTTTTGGATAATGAGTGTGTGCGGGGGAATCTCCAACAGGAAGGTTCGATGATTATTCATCGCGAAGGCATTCCCAAGTTTGAGTTTAATAGTTTAGCTATTGCGGGGTTGTCGGACAAATCTAGAATTAATACATTGGGAACGCGATTGGCATTATTGGGTGACGATATAACAATTGAAGCGCTCGAAAGGGAGGGGGTTCAAAATTCTTGTGTTGTGAAGTTAGTCATGGCCAACAGTAAGACGGAAGTTGAATTCAAATGTGCCGATCCTACAAAAATTGAGAAAGCGCCAAAATTATTAAAAGACCCTGTATTTTTTACGTTTTCCATTAGCGCTGATGAGATAGCGCTATTATCTAGGGCGGAATCGGCAATGGCTGGGGTGAATCTCACGTTCAAGGGAAGTAAGAAGGGAGTTGCCACAAAAATATGTGACCCGGAAGGTGACATGATGACATATCGGTTTGATAGCGCATTAACTTATGCACCTGAATGCGAGCATGAGAATTTTTCATTTGCCTATAAAAATAAGATATTAATGCCATTACTTAAGGAGTGTAGTTCCAAAGATTCCGTTGAAATAAATATTACGCGTCGCGGTTTTTTGCGATTAGCAATTCATGGTATAACCGTATACATAACAACAGAGATTTAATGGTGCATAATGATTAGCATGATCAGAAATTGGTTTACAAGAAGAAGAGAACGATTGTTCGCGGAATATTTGCGACAGATTGAGGAAAAAAGGAAGGTAGAAGAAGCTGCGGAGATTAAAAGACAGGAGGATTTGCGTATTGCAGCTCTTACCGTACAGCAAGAGCAAGAAACGGCGCGAAAGGAAAGCGACGAGCCTTGGATGAGAATGATCTCCGATAAAGTAGTTGATGGTGTGGCTAAAGTTGAATTGGACTGGAATCCAGCCATGATTGACTATCTCCGACAGCATGGCTTTACGGGAGACGAAAATCAGGTAATTCAGCGATATTTGGGGGCGCTATGTCGCGAAATGTATGAAGATGGGAAGAATGATGCATTGGATATATTAAAGCAGTTTCCAGATGAAAAGATGCAGGAAGCGTTTCCAGCGAAGTTAGAGTAGGATAAATCTAAAATGAATACTTATTTATTGCTGGATCTTAGTAATTTGGTGTATCGACATTTCTTCGCTAATAACAAACCGACAGGTAGCGAGTTTGATATTGAGATGTGCTATTTAGCCACGCTCAACACTCTAGCAAAATATCATCGAGAATATAATGCAAATGATGTGGTTGCGGTATTTGATATGCCAAATTCCTGGCGTAAATTATATACGAAGGATAAGGATGTCTGTAAAACTCATAAAATATATAAGGCAAATCGGCGTCAAAATTTGACTGAGTCAGAGAAGAGAAAACTAGCTGAATTGGATAATCATTTAGATGAATTGGCGAATTTATTCATTGAAAAAACGGGGTTAATTGTCTTACGTCGTAAATATCTGGAAGCGGATGATTTGATAGCAGGATTTGTGCAAAAATTCAAGAACGATAAAAATATTATTATAAGTTCGGATAAGGATTTTATTCAGTTATTAGATAACGGTAATGTAACGCTCATCGATCCATTAAGTGGTAAGGCTCGGGATTTAAGTGAATGGGATCATGATGCTAAGTATTTTATGTTTGAAAAGTGCTTCAGGGGTGATTCCGGGGATAATGTTCAATCCAGTTATCCGAGATTACGCTCCGAGAAAATCAAACGAGCATATACGGATAACTTCATTCGGGCGAATCTGATGAATCACCAGTTTGTGGTAGAGACCATTGATACAAACGGTGTTCTTAAACAAAAGGAATATATTACAAAAGAATTGTTTGAAGAAAATCAATTATTAATGGATTTGACCAAACAGCCGGAATATATCCGTGAGTTGATGGACAAAACAATTGAGGCTTCGTTGACCAATAGGGGTAAATATCATTTTGTTGATTTTATTAGATTCTGTAGGAAACATCAGCTCCAAATTATTATAGACAATATCAGTAGATTTTCTGGTTTACTGTCTGGACGGGGCCGGGGGCTCTGATTTTTCGGTTTCCAGTTGTCGTCTGAACTTGGGGTGATTGTCAATATCCCCAGGTAATCCATCATCCCATTTCCTGCCGGTGCTTGTATACATCCCGAAGATTAGCCCGGCCATTCCAACGATAGTACTTACAAAGGTGGTCTGTGCCATACTCGGACCGCCTGTTATTTCCGTAACATTACACGCATATTTTATGGCATCCTTAATGGGGATGCCACTATCTGTCATAATTTTCATAGATGTGGGATCGCAATGAGTAACTTGATATGTTGGTATCGCGAAATACCATGTACAAACCCACATAATTAATAATGTATACATAAAGATAATAAGACGTGGAAATATTCTCCAAGCGTCAACACTTTCGGCAAGGGTTAGTGAGATCCTCCGGAAGTTCACCGGCCTAAATTTAAAGTGTTGTTTTATATGATGAAATACTCGTTTAATTTGTTGTTTTGGCATATGACCATATTATTTATTATAGATTATAAATATCTGTAAAATAATATGCCACCAAAGAATTACACGAAATTTTTGAGATTCGAAAATGCTAAAAAGTTGATCCAGGCAGAACAGATTGGATCTATAGCTATGTATGAGAAATGGTATCAACATAATAAACCGAACAGATTACCACGAAGACCAGATATTATTTATAGAGGAAAGGGATGGCGTTCGTGGAACGACTTCTTGGGCAACCAGAATCCTTTTAGACATAAGGGTAAGAAAAAACAATTTGTGTCGTATGACGAATGTAAACGATTTGCCCGAACGAGAGAAATCAAGACGGCGGAAGAATGGCGTGTGTTTTGTAGTAGTGGAGAGCGACCGGATAATATTCCAACAAAACCGGATTACGTCTATAGCGAATGGTTTAGTTGGAAGGATTTTTTGGGTACGGATTTGGAGCGGGTTGTTAAGGAGGTATTGTCTGTAAGCCCTGTGCTTTATGTTTTAAAAATGTCGAATACACTTTCTAATGTGTTTAAAGTTAATATGACACATGGTGGTAAGGAGGCGTTGCTGGCAGCAGCTAAGCAAGGTGCGAAAATAGTCGCTGCGTTTGAATGTAATGATGCTGCTGTTAATTGGTCGCAACGATTGAAAAAATATGCCACTAATTATTGGCACGGAGCACCGGACGATTATGTGTTTTCGAATTTGCAGGGATTTTTATTTGAATTATCTAATATCTTAAGTCCCGTAAAGTGGTAATCGGCTCAATTGATTTTTTGCATTATAAATAATTTTATAACTAGAATAGGAGTTTATATGCAATTGCCTCATGTTAAGTTTGTTGATTTATTCAACGATGGACTGCTTTACGAGGTTTTAGTCGTAAAGGAAATACCAAATGGTGACCTTTTTTATATTCGTACTGATCACTTAGATCATATTGATAAGGATCGAATGTTGACGATTTTATCTAAACGCGATGCAAATCGATATGCGCTTTGGGATTTACTGGATCAGCGAACACTTCCGAATGGCGTGAATGCGTTGGAGTATTTTCATCAGTATGTGAAAGGGCGTACAGCTTCAGGCGTACATTACACACCACAGCCGGGTCGCGTTGGTGCTCAGACTTTGTCGAGACCACCGGAGCAGAGAAAGGGAAATAAACGAGAAGACGTGTCGAAAGCATCCGAATAATGGATGTTTGTTGTTAGAATGGAAGAGAAATATTGGCTATATTTCTCTTTCTATCTTTTTGAGAATGTGTTATTATATTTAAATATACAATAGGATAATAATAAGATTTATGAGTGAAAATACCATTTTTGTGCAGATCGCATCGTACAGAGATCCGCAGTTGCTACCAAGTTTGAATAGTATGTTTGAGAATGTGGATCATCCGGAAAATCTGCATATTGCGATTTGTTGGCAGCACGGTCCTGAAGAGACTTTAGAATTATTTACGTCGAATGGGTTTATTGTTGGCGATACGGTAAATGATTCCAGAGTAATCTACAGGCAAAGCCCTTATAACCCTACACCGCATGTTTTGCCTGTTATCCATATGACAAAGAATGGCGCGAAGCTATCGGTTATTGATGTTCACTTTCATAAAACTAAAGGCGCATGTTGGGCGCGTAATGCGATTCAGCA